TTGACGGCGTTCTGTACGGCGGTATCGGCGTGGACTACAACACAAACGGCCACCCGATCTGGAAGTGGGACGCAGGCACAGAGAGCAACACAGAGGCCGAGAAGGGACGAGCTTCGGACGCGTTCAAACGAGCTGGATTTAAGCACGGCATTGGACGGGAACTCTACTCCGCGCCGTTTATCTGGATTGACGCGGCGAAGTGCCAGAGGCTCAGGAAGAACGACAAGACAGGCCGCTGGCAATGCTCTGACCAGTTTGACGTAACGGAGATCACCTACGACGAGCAGGAGCGAATCAAAACGCTGACGCTTGCATCGAAGGGAAAGCCGGTCTACACCTTCGGACACGGTGGGAAAGCTGAGACACCGAGCACCACGCGCCTTGTCTGCGCGGACTGTAAAGGAGAGATCACGCAGATCGTAGAAGGTGGCACACAGTTTACCGCTTTACAGGTAGCCGAGAAAACGAGAAAGCGCTTTGGCCGGTGCCTTTGCTGGAACTGCGCGAGTAAGGCATGATAGAACTGAACATCGTTGAAGCTTCGTGGAGCATGGACGCGGCGGGGAGCTGGCTGAAACTCCGGCCGGAGCTGCCCGGACAAGCCCGGATGGTAGCCGGGGAACTTGACCCGCAGAAGAAGTACACGGTCACGATCAAGGAATTTCGCAAGAAGCGGAGCTTGGATGCAAACCGATATCTCTGGGTGCTTTGCAATAAGCTTTCGGTCAAGGTGGGCGCGCCGCCGGAAGAAATCTACCGGCACTATATCCCGGACGTTGGCGATAACTCCGATACGATCTGCATTCCGGACGCGGCGGTCAAGCGGTTCCGGGAAGGCTGGGAGCACGACGGTCTCGGCTGGTGTACAGAGATTATGGCGTCAAAAATTCCTGGCTGCACGAACGTCATTTGCTACTACGGCTCAAGCACCTACGACACAAAGCAAATGGCGCGGCTCATTGATCTGGTCGTTGAGGACTGCAAACAGCAGGGCATTGAGACGCTCCCGCCGGAAGAACTCGAGCGTATGGCGCTGGAATGGAGGCAGGATGAGGAAAGAAACGAAGGCGACAAAGATACCTGAGAAGGTCAAGAAGGCCGTCTGGGCGCGCGACGGCGGGCGCTGCATCGTCTGCCTCCGCCCCGGCAATCCGTGGTGTCATTTCATCCCACGCTCGCAGGGTGGGCTTGGGATCGAAGAGAACATTGTGACGTTGTGCGATGGCTGCCACAAGCAGTTCGACCAGTCGGCGAAGCGCGAGCACATGAAAGCGTATATCAGACGCTACTTAAAAATGAAATATCCCGGGTGGGATGAAGAAAAGCTTATTTACAAGAAAGGAATGTAGATCATGGAAGACACAAGGACAAGCATTCTCCAAATGGCTCGTGGAGCGATTATGGAGAGAATCGACTACGAAATGACAAAGGTCGTGGACAACATCCTTGACCCGAACACAGAGGCTACAGCAAAGCGGAAAGTGCAGCTTACCATTGAGTTCCGCCCAGACTCCAACCGGCAGACCGTATCGGTTGCCTGCGGCGTGAAAAGCGCTCTTTGCCCGACAAATCCGGTTGCGACATCACTTTATATCACCGGAAATGAATTTGGCGAGGTCACGGCGGTGGAAATGGTACCGAACGTGCCCGGCCAGCTGGATATGATGGGCGAAGAACAGGAAGTAGCACCCGTCTTGAATTTGGTTAGAAATGCGTAAGGAGGAAAATGAAATGATTAAGGAAGCTATCGAGAAAATTGAGGCTATGGCGAAGCCGCAGGTTTTGGAAATTGGAGACCACACGTTTGCTGTCCTGCCGAATGGAAACTACAAGGAAATCCACGAGGATGTTTACGGCGCGAAAACGCTTGAACTGAACAGTCTCGACGCGCTGTGCAAGATGATCCTACGGGAGGGAACAGCTAATGCCGAAGACGGCCAGCTGTTTATCAAGATTCCATCGCATCTTTGCGTTGAGGCTTTCAGAACCCCGGATATGGATACTCCGTTTGAGCGGTTAACGCCGTATTTTGTTCGTGCGACGGACGTTCCCGGCTGGGATGCGGAAACAAAACTCACGTTCGAACGGGCGGCAGTCGCGCTGCAAACCAGATTTCAAGACTCGGAAGATCGCGCGTATACGCTTCAGCTGCTTTCGCAGATCACGACCGGCGCAAAGATCACCTATAACGATATTGGCGTCGCTACGACGATTGTCACGCAGAAGGGTGTGAGCTTACAGGCCAACGCGACGATTCGCCCGCTGGTAAAACTTCGCCCGTACAGAACCTTCCAGGAAATTGAGCAGCCGCTTGGACTGTTCCTTATCCGAATTGACGAAAGAGGCATTTCGTTCGTTGAGGCAGACGGCGGTATGTGGAAGCTGGAAGCGCGGAAGACGATCAAGGAATACCTCGAGGAACATCTTGCCGACGAGATCGAAGCTGGGCGCGTAACAGTCATGCTGTAAGGAGGAAGCATGCTGAACCACATTTATAAGAAAGGAACGTAATTATGGAATCCTATGTAAAACTGAGTACGGAAAAGTATGAGGAATTGGCGAAGAAGTGCCTGACGCTCGACATGCTCGCTGAATCGTATAAGAAGATGCCCTCGTATCGTTTCGACGATGTTTTGAAAGTCATTTTTGGCGCTCCGGAAGAGAATGCGGCGGATACGGAGGACGGCGAATGCTGAACCGCATTGTTATTATGGGCAGAATGACTCGAGACCCGGAGTTGAGAAAGACGAATGGCGGAACGTCCGTTGCATCCTTCACGCTGGCGGTTGACCGCGATCTTACGCCGAAGGGCGGAGAGAAAGAGACGGATTTCATTGATTGCGTCGCGTGGGCGGGAACCGCTGATTTTGTAAGCGGCTACTTTTTTAAGGGTAGCATGGCCGTCGTAGACGGTCGGTTGCAGCTGCGCGACTGGAAGGATAAGGACGGCAACAAGCGCCGGTCTGCTGAGATCGTGGCAAACCGTGTTTACTTCGGCGAAGGAAAGAAATCTTCGGAGCCGAAGGACCCGGAAAACCCCGGCGGGTTTACGATGATGGACGAAGATGACGGCGAAGAACTGCCGTTCTAAGGCGGTGGCGGGATGGCAAACAACAAAGACCCTGCCGTCTTGTTTTACACGTCGGATTTCCTATCCGGCTGTGCCTTGATGGATATGCGGGAGCGTGGGCAGTATATCACGCTCCTGTGTCTCCAAAGAGAGCGCGGGCATATGACGATGCAGGAAATCATACGGGCTGTCAAAAAGCCGTCAGACGAGGTTATGAGCAAGTTTCAGAAGGATGAGGACGGCAAGTACTTCAACCGCCGGATGGAGCTTGAAATCGAAAAACGGGACAAGCATTGCCAGCGTCAAAGGGAGAACATCAGCAAGCGTTGGAACAAAGAAAATGATAACTCTGGTATGGCTGATGGTAGTGCTTGCGGTAATACCACGGTATTACCTTTAGGAAATGGAAATGGAAATAGAAAAGAAAGTAGTTCTATTTCTGAGAAGAAACGTAAGAAATTTATACCACCTACGTTGGAAGATGTTTCCGCATACGCGAAGGAGCGTGGAGTCCAGAATCTGGCACAGAAATTTTTCGACTATTATTCTGCCGGAAACTGGGTCGACGGGAAGGGTGACCCCGTACGGAACTGGAAACAGAAGTTTTTGACGTGGGAATCGAAAGAACGTGAGAAGGGCACGCCGTCACAGCCGGGGAAGAAGCCGGGGTACAACGTGCAGCACCACGGGGACGAGTTGTCCGATGTGCAGCGGGCGGCGATCCGGCAGATGATGGAGGATGGGGCATGAATACTTGGATCGTCATTCCGGATATCATTTCCGGGCTCTATCCCCGGCTGATGCCGGAACTTGGAAAGCCTATCCGGGCTAAGAAGTACCCGCAGAAGAACAAGAACATGACGTTTTATCTGGTCAGCGTCCGCGACACGGAAGAAGGCAGAGACAAGAAGATCGTCATCCGCGCGCCGGAATGCTGGGAGGCGGAAGTGACGGTGCAGGTCAGGAGGAAGACATGATCAGGCAAAAATACGCCGGACCATGCGGCAGGGATTGCCCACATCGAGGGCCGGGATGTGGCGCTACCTGCGAGCCGTGGCTTGCCTATGAGGCTGAACGGAACGCGGGCTACGACAAGCGCGCCGAGATCATCGACATAAGCCAAATGACCGATGGCGGGGCGAGAAACTGCCGGAGAGCAGCAAGAAGGAAACGGAAAATAGGAGGGGAAATGTAAAACTATGACAGAAAAGGAAATCGTGCAGGCGCTGCGGCGCTGCCAATTTGGGGCACTGTGCGCTCGCTGCCCGGCAGTGAGCTATAAAAATTGCGTGGACGAGATGCATAAGTGTGCAGCCGACCTCATCGAGCGCCTGACCGCCGAGAACACGGCGCTGCGAGAAGGCGCAAGCCTTGGCAAAGCAAAACGCCCGCAGAAAAAAGCATATGAAAAATCCATTGAATTTCTGCGCGCGCTGACAGATGGGCAATCGGACGAGATAAAAAGTCTCAGAAGAGAACTTGAATGGAAGGACATGGTGATTGCCCTCGCCCAGAGAAAGCAGGCGGAGGCAGAAGCCGATAGGGACGCGGCGATTGCTGACCTGAAGATATCTTCCGGGTGTGCTTCCTGCAAATATCACTGTAGTGATCCAATTTTTTGCCGTGATTGCAACAAAAAGCAAAATTGCAAGTGCATGAGCTGCAGTTTAGGACTAACGAACTGGAAATGGCACGGATTGCCGGAAGCGCCGGAGGAGGGAGAATAATGCCACCTAAAGAAAATCCTGAAAGAGACTGTGAAGAGTGCATCCATTTTTTTGCGTGCTCCAGGCAATGCGGCGAGCAGATGGCACAGCGTAGCGCCACTGGCTGTGAGTGCTACGAGACGGTTAAAAGCATTGCGGCGGCTCGGCTCATCGAGCGCCTGACCGCCGAGAATGCGAAGGTAGAAGCCGAGAGGGACGCTATAATCGAGCAGATAAAAGAGCGGCATGACTGCCTGGACTGCAAGCATAACGATTTTTGCGAATATGACGGTGCGATTGTCTTTGATTGCATGAACTGCGTGCAGGAAGGGTGTCCATGCGCCGGGTGCATCGATTCCAGCCGCTGGGAATGGCGCGGCTTGCCGGAAGCGCCGGAAGGTGGAATGATGAAAGGTGCATCGAACTTCGACAAGCTGTGCCATCAGGTTTTTGATGGCAAAAACGACGGTACGAATTACCTTGCGTGGGAGACAGACATATGCTGCGGAAGATGTGGACACAAGCTCCACGTGTACTACTGCGAGGAAAGATTGTACCTCATCGAATGCGCGGTGTGCGGCACAAAAGCATTGACCAAAGCGGGGAATGTGGTGTTTGCGGCGTACAAGACGCTTGCACATACGCCAAAAATTGAGGAGGACGAAAAATGAGGCTCACAACGGATACCCCGAAAAACAATCTTGAAATGGCGCTGAACCTGTTCTACGTCAAGGACAAAGAGGTATGGGTGCGCGGATACGGGAAGAACGGCGCAGACATCAGCCTGTTCGACCTGTCGCGGGATCTGACCAGATGGAACTGCCCGTATGTGGACTTGGATATCTCGGATGATTCCTTCTCGACGATGATGGCCGAATGGCTCTGGGAAGATGTTGAATCGTTCGAGCACATTTTGGCTCTGCTCTATCAGGCAGCGTGGGTATGCGCGGAGCTGCGCGAACATTTGAAGCAGTTCGAGGACAAGGAGGATGCCGATGGAAAGACTAACGTTTGAAGGAAACTTTTGTGATATTGCACAGTGCCGAGACCTGGCGTGCCAGCAGAGCGGCAACTGCACGCAGAAGGAGGTATGGGAACGGCTCAAGGCTTACGAAGATGCGGGATTATCCCCGCAGGCGTGCGCCGAGGCGCGAGAGATAGAGGAAACACTTTCCGGCTGTGATTACTCCATCTCACGAATGGTGGAGCTGATGAAAGCCGACAAGGACGGGCGCGTCGTGATTCTGCCGTGCAAGGTGGGCGATACGGTGTGGTTTAAGACATACAAAAATAACGCGCGAGATTGCATTGGCGTGCAGCCACATGAGGTTACAAGAATATCAGCAAGCATCATTGTTCCAGGGGAAATTGTGGATATCGGTATCCCTGTGGACCAGATCGGTGTGAGAGTATTTTTGAGCGAGACCGAAGCGGTTGCGGCTGACGCGAAACCTCCGGCTGGAAATTCCATTTTGGAAGTTTAGGAGGCGAAGCAGGATGGAACGGATGTGCTTTTCCGGCGAGAAATGCGGAGATTTTGAAGAAAGGAGATTTGAATGTTTGGAAGAGCAAAATTGAAAGCTGAAATTGTGCGGCTACAATACCGTGTGGCTGAACTTGAAGAAAGGTTATGCCCGTGTGAGGAACACGATTGGAAAGAGATTGGGTATAAATTGTCCTTCGGCGATTTTGACGTTTCGCGGATATGCACCTATAAATGCAGGAAATGCGGAAAAATCGTCACAAGAGATGAGGATTAGAGGATGAACATTACACTTTTGAAATATCCCACCGATGAGGACTGGGCGCTTGCAAAACAGTGCGCTTTGGTTACCATCGGCAAAGAGATGGAAACAGCACCGGACATGGAATGGAAACACGCCATTCTCCGGGCACAGCACAGCCCTATTCGGACGTTACAGTTTGCGTTTTATCTTGAGGGCGTGCCGTACTGGGTAAGCACCCATTTAGCCCGCCACGTCCACGCACAGCCGTTTATCCGGTCACAGCGGAATGACCGGCAGGACGAATACGACCGGAACGCAGCGCGGCAGGACGCGCCGGTAGACATGATCTGGTACATGAGCGCCGAAGAGCTGATGACTATCGCAGAAAAGCGGCTTTGCAGGCTGGCGGCAAAGGAGACGCGGGAAGTTGTCTTAATGATGCGCTGGTTGGTAGTCAATCATTGCCCGGAGTTTGAAGGGCTGCTCGAGCCGCATTGCACGAAATACGGTGATTGCGACGAGATGAAGCCGTGCGAGACCGGAAGGAGGCTGCAAGGTGGGAACGATACTGGCAATTGACCCGGGGAATATGGAATCCGGGTATGTCCTCGTGGAGCACGACGGGCAGGAAATCCGGAAGGTGCTGGACGTTGGGAAGATTCCGAACGAGGAGATATATAAAGTGCTCTGCTGGCCATATGAACATTTAGCGATTGAGATGGTGGCGGGAATGGGAATGCCGGTAGGCGCAGAAGTATTCGACACCTGCTTTTGGATCGGGCGATTTTGGGAATATGCCGAGCTTTACCGGCAGGGATACCAGATACAGAAGATCTTCCGCCGGGAAGAAAAGCTCTACCTTTGCGGCAGAGCGTCGGCGAAGGATGCGAACATCCGGCAAGCCCTCTCCGACCGCTACGCGCCCGGAGAGCCGAACTACGGCAAGGGAACAAAGAAGAATCCCGGTTTCTTTTACGGCTTCTCGGCGGATATGTGGGCGGCTATGGCGGTGGCAGTGACGTATTTTGACAAGTACATAAGGGGGGTACAGCTATGAACGATAACTGCATTTGCGCGCATTTATACGGAGATGGTAGCAGGGATTGTAGGTTAAGAGCGGAATACATCCGCTGCAACCGCGCCGAGGAATGCTCTGCCTATAAAAATGGAAAGTGTTTTTGCGTAACAACACTATTTGGCGTCAGATGCCCCAAAGGTGAGATCACAATTGTGGATGGTGGAACAAAACGGGCAAAGGCGTTTTTACGGGTTCAGAAAGAAGCCAGAACAAATCCAGCTTATGGGAAATTGCAATATCCATCAACCAATTTGATTACACGCATAGGAGAAGACGCTTTTCTCACCGTTTCTTATATATGGTTGGAGGATTTCGGCGGGGAAATCCGTTGCGATAACCCGCATTTTAGCACAAACAAACTGTACATAAGCGCAGATAAACTCACGCCTGAAAACATCAAGAGAATTTGCGATTTTATCCCACGAGCAATGATGGGCGGCGTAATTCGGGATTATCAGGACAAAACCGTTCCGATGTTTTTGCATCAGCTACGGGGTTTATTCCCAGAAAAGTATGCAGCATTCCAGGAAGCGTATCCTGATTACAAAATCAAAGCTCCGGATTGGAAGGGACGATGGGCAAAGCTTTCAACCTGCAACAGGAATGCAGAGTACAAGGACTGCCACAAAAACACGTTCCGTTTTGATGGAGACTACATTGTATGCGACTGCTATAACTCGTCATTTGCGCCATTTCGTGCAAAGCGGGCAGAAATCCGCGTGAAATTATCTGATGAAATGGAAGTAGAAATCACAGACAACGGACAAGTCACCGATGAAACCGTTTTCTTGTGAGAGGAGGAAGCGCATGGAGCAGTTGAAGGGCGCGAAGTTTGACGGCGGAAAGCCCAGACCGTCCACCGTCCCCGTAGAAGCCATCCTTGCGATCCTGGAAACGCGCATGTACGGCTTTGAGAAATACGGCGACGCGGAGGACTGGCGCAGCATTGAGCCGGAGAGATGGCACGAGGCGCTTTTACGTCATGTCTTAGCAATCTGGGAAGACCCGACGCACATTGACGAGGAATCCGGGCTGCCGTCGCTGTGGCATGTCATGACAAACGGGGCGTTTTTGTGTGCGTGCTTGAAGGATGTCTTGGACGAGAAGATGAAACAAGGAGGCTGATACGGTGAGCAAACCGCGCTATGGATGGTGGGGGTATGCGAAGTGGATGATACGAAGTTACAAAAGTGGTACGCTTATGACGCGGGATGAAATCTCTGCTGTCGAAGCTGCAATCGAGGAAACAAAACAGCTTATCGACGGGGCGGAACGCCTCCGGCTCATAGATTTGGTTCTTTGGAAGCGTACACACACCTTACAGGGCGCTGCTATGGTTGTATATGTTTCGGAGCGTACCGCTCAAGAATGGCATAGGCAGTTTATCTACTTAGTGGCAGAAAAACGTGGTTTATATTCAAAAGTTTGCGTAAGAGAGCCTTAAACATAGTGTATCGTTGAGAGCGTAGAGGTGTATCCTCTGCGCTTTCATCCTTTTCAACGGCTACGCAGCGTACTGCGGAACCTCCTTTTTCTTAGCTCCACCGGAAACCGCAATCCGGTGGGGCGTGAAAAGGAAGATTGGAAGGGTGAATAAGGAGGTATGAAATGGAAGTAAAGAGCTTGAAATTAGATAGCATTACGCCTTATGGGAAGAATGCAAAGAAACACGATAAACGGCAGATCAACAACGTTGCGGAGAGCATCAGGCAGTACGGCTTTGTGCAGCCGATTGTAGTCGACCGGGACGGTGTGATCGTGATCGGTCATTGCCGCGCTCTGGCGGCAAAGAAGCTGGGCATGGAAGAAGTGCCATGCGTCTGTGTGGACGATCTGACACCGGAGCAGGTGAACGCTCTGCGGCTGGTGGACAACAAGAGCAACGAGAGCGACTGGGACTTTGACCTGCTGAAAGGTGAACTGCCGGAGTTGGATTTGTCGGCGTTTGATTTTGACTTTTCTTTTCCGGAGCTGGACGAATCCGAAATTGAAGAAATGACCAACGAGCAAAGAGAGCAGGAGTTCCGGGAAAGGATGGAGCGTGGAGAGCTTTCAGACGATGATGAGGACTACCAAGCTTTCCTTGAAAAGTTCGAGGCGAAGAAAACAACGGACGATTGCTACACGCCAGAAAATATTTACGATGTAGCCAAACGGTGGAGTCTGAAAAAATATAAACTCGGTAATCCACCGGTTGTTCGCCCTTTTTATCCCGGAGGAGATTATAAAAAAGAAAACTATCCAAAAGGGTGCGTTGTTATTGACAATCCTCCATTTTCTATTATTTCTGAAATCTGTGAGTGGTATACGGAAAACGGCATTGCATATTTTCTTTTTGCGCCGACTTTGACGTTGCTCGGAATCATGCGAGGTAAGGCAAACTACGTTGCTTGCGGTAGCGGTGTGGTTTATGAAAACGGTGCAAGCGTAAACACATCGTTTGTGACGAACTTAGGAAGTAAAAAAATTATTGCCGCATCTGATTTGAGAGAGCAGATAGACGAAGCGAATAAAGAAAATCTTGCAAAACAGCATAAAACGCTCCCAAAATATGAATATCCGGACGAAGTATTAACGGCAACAATGCTTTGCTACATGGCGGCGCATGGCGTATCACTTGAAATTTGTGCAGATGATGTGCATTTCATTCGTGGGCTTGATGCGCAGAAGGAAAGCGGGAAAGCACTATTCGGAAGCGGTTATTTGCTTTCAAAGAAAGCCGCCGCCGAGAAAGCCGCCGCCGAGAAAGCCGCCGCCGAGAAAGTAAGAGTATGTGATACAAACGTGTGGGAACTTTCCGACAGAGAAAAGAAAATCGTGGCAGGACTTGGGCATGACGATTGAAGAAGCACAGGAAATTATTGACAAAACAACCAGCCCGTATTTGAAGCGGGACATGGAGAAGTTTATCAAACGCCAGAGGAGAAAGGAGGGCGCGTATGGCACGACCAAAAAAGGAAATAGATCAGAAGCAGTTCGAGGCACTGTGCGGGCTTCAATGTACCCTTCTGGAAATCTGCGACGCGCTTGATGTAAGCGATAAAACCTTAGACGGATGGTGTAAGAGAACTTATGGGGAGCATTTCTCCGAAGTATTCGCAAAAAAGAGGGGTAAAGGGAAAATATCACTGCGAAGAATGCAGTGGAGGCTTGCTGAAAAGAATGCGTCTATGGCTATCTGGCTCGGAAAACAGTACTTAGGACAGCGCGATGAGCCAGAAGAATCGATTGACGTGGAGGATACGGACGCTTATCTGAAAGAAGCGGGTATCGAATGAAAAGTTCGACAATCCACCCGGCGTTCGGGGATAAGCATAAGGAATATATCCGGAATGCGACGCGCTGCACTATTTCTGTTGCGGAAGGTGCTGTTCGAGCGGGTAAAACCATCGACAATATTGCCGCCTTTGCAACGATGATAAACAAAGGTACGCCTGATAGAATCCATTTGGCGACCGGCTCCACAGCGGCGAACGCAAAACTCAACATTGGAGATGCAAATGGGTTCGGGCTCGAGTATCTTTTCCGTGGACGCTGCCGATGGACGAAGTATAAGGGAAATGAAGCACTTGTAATTAAATCCTGCGGGCGAGATTACGTTGTTATTTTCGCCGGTGGCGCGAAGGCGGACAGTTTCAAAAAAATACGTGGTAACTCTTACGGGATGTGGATTGCAACCGAGATCAACCTCCACCATGAGGATACGATCAAGGAGGCGTTCAACCGACAGCTTGCCGCGAAATTGCGGCGCGTATTTTGGGACTTGAACCCTTCATCTCCCGGGCACTGGATTTATCAGAACTACATAGACAGATTTCCGGAGCAGTTTGGTGCACGGTATAATTATCGGCACTTTACTATCCGGGACAACGCAACGATTACAGCCCAAAGGCTTGCGGAAATCGAAAGCCAGTATGATATAAAAAGCATCTGGTATCGACGGGATATCCTCGGTGAGCGCTGCATTGCAGAAGGGCTTGTGTATCCGATGTTTGGCGATTCCTGCATTGTGCAGGACATACCGGACACCGGCGATTATTACATTTCCATTGACTACGGCACACACAACCCGTTTTCGGCTGGCTTGTGGTGCGTGACGAAAACGGAAGCGGTGCGAATCGGAGAGTATTATTACTGTGGGCGAGAAGAACGGAAAGAAAAAACGCCGGAAGAGTATTATTCAGAGGTCAAGCGCCTCGCGGGCGGGAGGGATATAAAATGCCTGATTGTAGACCCGTCGGCGGACGCTTTTATTGCCACCGTAAAGAAGAATCATGAGTTCAAAGTTCGCGGGGCTGTGAATGATGTACTGCCCGGCGTACAGACAACGGCTGAGATGATCGCGTCCGGGAAGCTCAAAATCCATGAGAGCTGCGAGGACGCCATCCGCGAATTCGGGCTTTACAGGTGGGACGAAAAAGCAGAATCTGACCGCGTCGTGAAGGAAAACGACCACGCTATGGACGAAATCAGGTACATGGTGATGACGGTCTTGAAAAAGCACTTCAAAGAACACAGATTTGTGCCGGAACTGGCGCGGTGAGGTAAAAGATGAAAACATATCAGGATTTTTTAGAGGTTGCGGAAAAGTCTGACCGGGAACGGATGGAATTTGTTCTGTCCGCGATAAATAATCACAAAGACTCGGATTTATACAAACAGGCGGTTATTGCGAAGGAGTATGACGCGCATCGGAATGTGACGATTGCTAATTTTCAAAAGCTGCTTTATACACTCAACGGGAAAGTCATTCCGGACAACTACAGTCCGAACTATAAGCTTCGGAGCAATTTCTTTGCAAATTTCGTCACGCAGGAAACGCAGTATTTGCTTGGAAACGGCGTGACACTGAAAAAAGAGGAAAACAAAGCGAAGTTGGGCGCTGGGTTTGACACACGGCTCCAAGACGCAGCGCATGACGCGCTTGTCGGCGGCGTTTCCTATGGTTTCTGGAATCTCGATCACCTTGAAGTGTTTGATGTGACAGAATTTGTTCCGCTTCTGGATGAGGAAAACGGAGCGCTTCGGTCGGGCATTCGTTTCTGGCAAGTATGCACAAGCAAGCCGCTGCGTGCTACTCTATTCGAACCTGACGGATTTACACAGTACATCCGACGGAGCGGAGAAGAAATGATGATCTTGGAGCCGAAGCGCGGCTATGTGGCTGTGGAAGCGACTTCTGAGATTGACGGGACTGAACTTCTGGCGTATCAGAATTATCCGGGCTTCCCTATTATTCCTATGTACGGGAACCGCGCAAAGCAGTCTGAACTGGTCGGACAGCGCGAGGCGATTGACTGCTACGATTTGATCAAATCCGGCTTTGCGAATACGGTTGATGATGCATCCGTTATTTACTGGACGATCTCCAATGCTGGCGGAATGGACGAGATCGATATGGCACGGTTCAAGGAGTCCATGCGGAGAATTGGCGTAGGCCTTGTGGACGATGACGGCGCGAAGGCAGAGGCTCATACGCTCACAATCCCGGTTGAAGCTCGGGAAGCGCTTCTTTCCAGAATCAGCGACGATCTGTACCGAGATTTTCAGATGTTGGACGTTACAAAACTGCAAGGCGGGCAGAAAACAGCGACGGAGATCAATGCGGCATATCAGCCGATGGATAACAAGGTCGATCAATTCGAATACTGCGTAATTGATTTCTTGCAGGCGCTTTTCAAAATCGTTGGGATTGAGGATGAGCCATCTTTTACTCGCTCTAAGGTAACAAATCAGCTGGAACAAACGCAGATGGTGCTTCTTGCGGCAAACTACCTCGATGATGAGACAATTTTGAACAAGCTCCCGTGGCTGACGCAGGAAGAAGTTGCCGAAATTCTGAAAAGAAAATCGGCGGAGGAAATCGACCGCAGCTTTGAGGCACCGGAGATGGTGAACGATGAGACCTGATAATGGATACGACCTCACCGAAAAAGAGTTAAAGGCGCTCGAAAAGCGGATATACGATTCTTACAAAGAAGCGTATGAAGGTCTGACGGACATCATCAAGGAGTATTTCGCAAAGTTCGCAGACCGTGACGCTTCCGAAAAGGCACGGCTGGACGCTGGCGATATCACAGAAGAGCAATACAGGCAATGGCGGCTTGCGCAGATCGGGCGTGGAAAGCGCTTTGAGGCGCTACGGGATAAGGTCGCAGAGCGCATGACAAATGCAAACGCTGCTGCTGTTGCGTATGTCAACGATGCAACGCCGGGAATTTACAGTTTGAATCGGAATTTCGCGGCGTACACCATTGAACAAGTGACCGGCGATGTCGGATTTGACTTATGGGACGAACAGACTGTAAAGCGCCTAATTGTGGAACAGCCGGAGCTTATGCCGTATTACCCGCCGAAAAGAGCGTTAAAGCGCGGAATTGATCTTGCATGGGGCAAAAAGCAGATCACAGCCAGCGTCACAAGCTCCATTTTGCAGGGCAAGAGCATTAAGCACATGGCAGATGATCTACAATCCAGAATTGTCACCATGAACCGCGATTCCGCTATCCGGACAGCTCGAACGGCAGTCACGGGTGCGCAGAACGCCGGACGGATGGATTCTTATTTTGCGGCTGAAAAGATGGGGATTAAATGCCGCAAAGAGTGGATGGCGACGCTGGACGGAAGAACGCGCCATTCTCACGCGATGCTCGATGGTGAAGTCGTGGATAACGACAAGAAGTTTTCTAATGGTTGCCGTTTCCCAGGAGACCCGCAAGGAAGACCGGAAGAAATATACAATTGCCGCTGCACGCTAGCATCTGTGATAGAGGGGATTGACACATCCAGAGGACGGCGCCGCGCCAGAAATCCTGAGACAGGGAGAAATGAGCCGATTGAAAACATGACATATGCAGAATGGGCGAGGTGGAAAAAGCGTGATCGTTGAATTTATCGACAATTCGGAAGAAGTGAAGTCCGCTATGCACGACGCGCTGATTCGTGCCCTCGAAAAGATCGGCATGACGGCTGAAAAGTACGCGAAGCGGCTTTGCCCGGTGGACACCGGCAATCTGAGAAACAGTATCACGCACCGCGTAGATGAAGGGGAACCGGCTGCATACATCGGAAGTGACACGGAATATGCCGCATACGTCGAACTCGGAACCGGTAAGTATTATCCGGGCGGGAGACCTACGCCGTGGGCGTATCAGGACGCAAAGGGGAACTGGCACTGGACGGCGGGCAATAAAGCACAGCCGTATTTGAAGCCCGCAGCGGCTGACCATGCATCCGAATACCGGCAGATCGTAGAGGATGAATTGAAAAATGGCTGAAAGTTTGCGTAAGAGAGCCTAAAATATGCGGTATAAATGTGGTAACAGTGAAGAAACGACTGTTGCCACATTTTTTTGTTCTGTCGCGGCAAAGAACCGCCGACAAGGGAAAGGGAGATAGAACATGGCATTAACAAGGAAGCTCCTAAAGGGAATGGGGCTGACGGAAGAGCAGATGGACACGATCATTGAGGCGCACACCGATACCGTAGACGGGCTGAAAAGCGATCTCGCGCGGTATAAGGCAGACGCTGAAAAGCTCCCCGGAGTACAGGCGGAGCTGGAAAACCTGAAAGCCAAAGGCGACGATGGCTGGAAGGATAAGCACGACAAGGTCAAAAAGGAATTTGATGACTACAAAAGAGAGCAGATGCAGAAGGAAACCAAAAGCGCGAAAGAATCCGCGTATCGGGAACTTTTGAAGTCTGCGGGTATCAGCGAAAAGCGCATTGATTCGGTTTTGAAGGTCACCGATCTTTCTTCGGTTGAATTGGAAGACGGCAAGATCAAGAACGCCGATGATTTGAAGAAGTCCATCAAGGAAGAGTGGGCAGATTTCGTTGTTACCACGAAACAGAAGGGCGCGGACACCAAAGACCCGCCCGCAAACAACGGCGGCGCTATGAGCCGGGACGACATCTTTAAGATCAAGGATGCTTCTGAACGGCAGGCAGCAATCGCCGCAAATCTCAATTTGTTCGGAAAGGAAGAATAATATGGCAGCAAAAAACAACCTGACCATGACGAGCGACGTTCAGGTAACCGCTCGTGAAATCGATTTTGTAACCCGCTTTGCGCGGAACTGGCAGCACCTGCGCGACATTCTCGGCATTATGCGCCCCATCAAAAAGCAGCCGGGCACCGTCCTGAAATCCAAGACCGCAAGCGTGACGCTCGCGCAGAGCGTCGGCGAGGGCGAAGAGATCCCCTACTCCAAAGCGACGGTCATTGAGAAGGACTACGCGAACATCAACGTCGAAAAGTACGCGAAGGCGGTTTCTATCGAGGCAATCAAGGAATACGGCTATGATGTCGCAGTCGCGATGACAGACGAAGCTTTCCTGTATGAGCTTCAGACCAACGTCACGAACCGGTTCTATGACTACCTGAATACCGGTCTTCTGAGCGTCAGCGAAACCAACTGGCAGCGTGCGCTTGCGATGGCGAAGGGTGCTGTTATCAACAAGTTCAAGCAGATGCACAGAACCGCGGCAAACGTTGTTGGCTTTGTGAACGTCATGGACTTGTATGATTACCTCGGCGGTGCTGATATCACCATCCAGACCGAATTCGGCTTCCAGTACATCAAGAACTTCATGGGCTACAGCACCGTGTTCCTGCTGTCTGACGAAGAAATCAAGCGTGGTCGTGTTATTGCGACTCCGGTCGAGAACATCGTTCTGTACTACATCGACCCGGCTGACAGCGATTTCGCCCGTGCCGGTCTTGACTACAGAACTGATGGCGAAACAAACCTTGTCGGTTTCCACGTGCAGGGCAACTACTCCACGGCGGTCTCCGAGTCCTTTGCGATCATGGGAATGACCCTGTTCGCGGAGTATCAGGACGGCATTGCCGTTGCTGACATTGACGAGACCCCCTCGCTCGGCACGCTGACCGTTACTTCGGCAGCCGGAACCGCAACCGGCGACACGAAGATCACAGTCAACCCGGCGAAGGAAACGTCTGGGAATGTCTACAAGTACAAGGTAGGCGATTCGGCTGAGACTGTGACCTATGGGCAGAATGTCAGAACGTGGTCGACGTGGGACGGCAAATCTGATATCACGGCAGCGACGGGCAAGAAGATCACAGTCGTTGAGGCTGACGCGACTTACAAGGCGCAGAAGGCCGGTAACGCGACGGTAACGGCGAAGTAATGGAGGTGGCGGTGTGATGCTGACTGAATTATGTGGCGTGCTTAGGAACTGGTTCGAGACTGACAGAATCAGTGGTACGTACACGGTCGAAAACGGCAGCATCACACTGCCGTTTTTGCAAAACGGACAGTTTTTCCGTGTGGTGGGCTCTGTTTTCAACGACGGAGTTCACCAATACCCGGATTACGCGATGGCAGACGAGACATTTGACGGCTCTATCTGGCCGATGTCTGTTCCTCCCGCACTTCTCTGCTTGGGAGAGGAAATCAAGGCGTGGCAGGAAAAGAACGGAGACATCGCCGCGAGCCCGTACACGTCGGAGAGCTTCGGCGGG